TAGAGGATTTTCACTCGAAGAACGGTCACAACTTCCTGGGAGACTACAATTACTACGTGATGCCGGAGGAAGTGTACGAGCAGATCAAGAAAGAAATCCCATACCAGGTAGGCGTGTATGTTCCGGACGGAATGAATTACCGGGGTGAGTGGTACGACCTTAAAGCAATCAAGAAGGCAAAGAGGAAAGATAGAAGCAGGCCAGTATCGGAAATGCTATTGATGATGTTCCGGTCTGCAGCACGAGATAGAAAGAAGGCGTTGAGCGATGGATATTAAAAACAAAAACGAATTAAAGAGAAGGGTAGACCTGTTCTTGCATGACTTCACGCCGGAAGAATATAAAATCAACGAAGAGTTTTGCAAGGAAACCATGAGAATGATGGCTGATTTTATCGGCCACGTAGATAACAGACTGGATTCAGCGAATGCCAAAATTATTGCCGGAAGGAAGAGAGAAAACGAACTGGCAGAATACATCCTCAAAGAGTGTCATTTCTGCCCGATCCCGGTTGAAGTTAAATGCCAGTATGGTTTCAGAGAGAACGGATGTAAGAAGTGTTTATTGAAACACACGGATTTACTGGATAAGCCAAGAGAGGATTGACGTATGGTAGTGAATGCAAAATGCAATGCCTGCAAAGAAACCACAAAATATGTGGCGGGGTTCTTTGACGGACCAAAGGACAGGCATGGATGCCTGTTTGATTGCAAAAATGAGCAGTGCGAGATTTATCAAGTGAAGAGATTTACAGAGTCAGAGGCAGTCAAGGAAAGAATTAAGATTCAGAACTTGAACAGTCAGAAGGGAATGTATGCAGGCTATATTGCAGCGCTGAGGAAAGATGCCAAAATAACAATGATGAAAATGTCACAGATTGCCGGATGTAGTCCGGCAGAGTACAGTTCCTACGAGCATGAGCGGAAAGAGTTTGATCCGGAAATATACCGAAAATGTGAAAAATATCTGAAAGAGAAGGAAGGTGGAGGGCGATGCTGACGTTGCCAATAAAAAAGAAGTGGTTTGATATGATCGTCTCCGGAGAAAAGAAAGAGGAGTATAGAGAAATCAAGCCGTATTACGACAGCCGGTTTATGAATGCGTTCGGTTTTCTCCTGGTAGGCGGACAGATGGCATATGGAGAGGCGGTAACGGAAGAAATCCGGAAGCCGTGGCCGGTACCTGTAGTATTCAGAAATGGATACTCGAAGGGTTCGCCGGAAGTCGTTTGCAAATGCACCCTGCATTTTGGAAAAGGTAAGCCGGAGTGGGGTGCGGAACCCGGTGTATTATATTATGTGCTGAAAATAGAAAAAGTGGAGGAGGTAAGAAATCATGTGTTACTGGGATGATGGAGATTATTTTGAGCCAGGCGAATTTGACGAGAAAATCGAAGAGTTAAAGAATGAGCTTAGAGAATCGGTAAAAAAGGAAATCAACGATGAAATCGAGAAACTGCGCAAAGAGAATAAGGAACTGCAGGGTATTAAGAGAAACTTCGAGTCGGTGAAGAAAGACTTTGAGAGAAAGAAAGACGAGTGCGACAGGGCGATACGGAATGCAGAAAGCAAAGCCAAGCAAGCCAGGTTGAAAGAGTTAATGGAACATTTCAAGGTTACTCTTTGGGCGGTAAGCTGGGACTATCGGTATAAAAAGAAATGCGATAAGTGCGATAAAAACAGAAGAATCCAGGTAGTATTGCCGTCCGGGAAAACCGTGGACGATGAGTGCAGCTGCAGAGTGAATAAGAAGGTGTATTACCCAAAAGAGAATGTGCTATACGAATTAAGCGAGAGAAACAGAGAGTTCATGGCGTGGTACATGGCGAAAGGAGACAGAGGAGAAGAGTATTTTGTTGGAGGTCCCCGCACTGAATATGCGAAGGTAGTAGTGGATCACAATAAGGATTTCAAAGAAATAGAGACAGAAGAACTAAGAAAAGTATTCTTCACAACGAAGGAAGAGTGCCAGGCATTTTGCGATTATATCAATGGCACAGAAGCTTTGGGGTACGATTACAATGTTGAAGGTCAGCTGGTTGCACAAAGAGAGGAGACGGAGTAGATGAACAAGGTAATTTTAATGGGGCGCCTTACACGTGATCCGGAGGTTAGATATTCCCAGGGAGAGCAGGCTACAGCAGTAGCTCGCTACACCCTGGCAGTAGATAGAAGAGGAAGAAACCAGGAGAACTCAGCAGATTTCATTGCGTGCGTTGCGTTTGGCAAGGCGGCTGAATTTGCTGAGAGATATTTGCATAAGGGAACGAAGATTGTACTAACCGGAAGAATACAAACCGGAAGCTATACCAATAAGGACGGTCAGCGAGTATATACGACCGACATTGTTGCGGAGGACCAGGAGTTTGCTGAGAGCAAAAACGCAGAGAGCGGCAACGCAGGAGGTTATAACACACAGCCTGCACCGGCACCACAGTCGGGGAATGATGGATTTATGCCTGCAGGAGACGACAGCGAGCTACCGTTTGTATAGGAGGGCGAAGGATGAAACAGTACACATTGAACAGAAAAACATACAAGGATGTTAAGAGAATGCATCCATCAGCAGATGGATGCATTCTGCAAGAATTTATACAAGGCAGGCCATGCGGACGGTATGAAAGATGCGGAAGGTTTGACCGAGAATGAAGTGAGAGAAGTTATCCTGGGCGTGAAGGGCATCGGGCCAAAGAAGGCAGAGGATATTGTGAATGCTCTGACTGCAGCACAGAAAGAAAGGAGTTAGTTGACAAATGGATAAGAGTAAAGTATATTTGGAAGTACCGGAGTTCACTGGTGAAAATGTACCTGTGGCAGTAGCGGCAAGAGTAATGAAAAAGGATCAGCAGTTTATACGCCAGGGAATTATCCTTGGATTTCTGAAATTCGGAGTTGCTTTCAAGAAGGAAGGGAGCAGCCAGTACGATTACTACATTTCCCCGATGAAGTTTTGGGAAGAGACAGGTTTTGTGTATGCCGGAGAGGAATGCTAAATAAGCCGTGAGAAGTGCTGAATAGGTATAAAAATTGATGAATAGGAAACATACAGGCAACAAAAACGCCAGCGGATGCGATAAATACGTGCATTACTGTTTCCGTTGAGGAAGCTGCAAAGGCTGGTAAGTTCTAAGAAACACAGTAAAATCAAGGGCTATCGTGGTTTACAATGTTCCACGGTAGCCTTAAATTTTGCCACGTAGCACACAAGTAGCGCACAGGTAGCACACATGAGGTAGCGCACAAATTGTTGGATGAATTTAGGGTATAAAAAGAGGGCGTCGAATATATCCGACACCCCCATACGCTTTTATGTAACGTTTGTGTTTTTGTTTGATTAGGAGTTTGCTTTTTGCGATTGCACACCTAAAAGATAACCGTACATGAATGCGTTTTCTGCGCCCTGCTGGTAATTGCATTTTGCACCTTTCTCATAAAGTCCAAATCCAATATCGAAGAGTTCTTTGATAATTTCTTTGTTCCGCTTCACAGTCCAGTGGATGCGCAAGCTCTTAGATTTCTTTAATTCTGCCAGGGCTGAATCATGCAATGCCTTTTTCATTTTTTCATGGTACCAATCATGAAAGATTCTAATTAAAATCCGGTCGGCATCATCATTCGTTAATTCTTGAAATCTGTCCAATAATTTCTCAGGTAGATATTTTGAATGCATGATTTTAATGATCAGTTCTTTGATTTCAGAAACGTTATCTAAGTCTTTGTTTATAAAAATGCAATCTTTTTTGTGATCCACAAGTATAAAATTATCCACAGATACTTTATGGACTTTTTCAAGCATGAATCGATCTGCAGAACTTAAATCGTTAGCAGAAACCGTGCATATATACGGGATTTCACGTTTTATAAGTTCAACCATAATTTTTATCTTTTCCTTTCTTCGTAAGTAGTAGTATTCCCTCAACGAAGGGGGAGCAGTTGTATCTACAGTCTATATATAGGATTATTGTTTTTCAGTGTCCTTTACAATGTCAGAAACTATTATATAGATATAGCGCAAAATCTTTGAATCGTCGATTTTATCGAGCAATTCAATTATCATTTTTTTAAAGTCCATAATTTAATTCCTTCCTTTCTGATCTCGAAATAGTGTACCATGACATAGTAAATAAATTATTTTACATATTTACCGGTTCTTTGTCATTTGCTTTTGCAATTTCCGAAGCAACAATGCTAAGACATCTGCGCTGTTGCTGAGTTAAATGATCAAGTTGCTTTAAAATATCTGCTTTGTAATTATATATAGCAGTTCCGTCTTCATTCGTAGTTGTTGGATGCGTTATATCTTCTACCGTTTGAAGATAGCCGGCTATAAATCCAAAACGAAACATATTATAGAGGACATCTATAGCTTCCGCTCTAAGCAATTCATTTTCAGCTTCCTTAAGTACACTGAAAACAAGATCGTACTCATCTTTGATTTCATGTTTTTTGATGAATTTATTGCTTGCCTGTATAAGAGATTTATAATTCATGACTGTTGTAGTTTCCATTGTATATGACTTCCTTCCTTTAAATATTTTCTGTTACATCTGCGTTTTGTACTTTATCTAAGATAGTATTTGCATCATTTACATAATCGATAATGACCGATAATAATGCAAGAATCGTGTTTTGATTTGTATGAAAGAATACTGCACAATCTTCTTGGGTATCGGTTTTGGCGTCTCCAATCATGTTATATAAATGTGATGCTGTGGTCTGTACGGTTTCTAATTTTCCGTTAGCGGAAAAGAGTTTATTCATCATATCATTTAAAGTCATATATTTTTTCTTCCTTTCTTTGATGGAAGTATGCTATAATAAGCATACCCTTTTAGTGTTTCGTAGTGGTTACACAGATTGGGTTATACCCTGTGGTTGCCGCCATGGGGTATTTTTGATTTTTACAATCATATTGCATCAACTCCTTTACTTTGTGATTTTTTCCATCTCAGCTTTTAATTGCTCGATGGTTCTATGAGTATATACCTTTTCGGTAATATCATCTATAGCATGGCCAACAATCAGTTTTAAGATATATTCATCTACGCCGCAGGCCTTTGCTTTCGTAATAAATGTGTGTCGCGTTTCGTGAGGATGGTGCTTTAAATTCAAGCGTTTCATCACCTTGTCAAAACGACTCCGGTACTTGTCATATGTCATATATGTACCTTGTTGACCATTTACATCATTAAACAGATGCTTTGATTGCAGGGCAGCAGCTTCCCGGATGCGGTCTTCTATTAACGGCTTTATTAGTGGATGAATAGGAACAATTCTGTTTTTTCCTGCTTCTGTTTTAAGTCCACCGCGCATGGTTCCAGCTTTTATATCGACATCTTTCATTTTTAATATGGCTAATTCTTGAGGTCTCCAGCCGCTGTAGATTTCTATTAAAATCATATCTACAAACGGGATTTGGTGGAGATTATCCCATAACATTTGAATTTCTTCCTGTGAAAAAGGTATAGCCTCACGAATGCGGCTCCTTTTTATTGGATTGCCATTTGCAAACATGACAGAAGCATAATCTTTTTCTACGATATCATGTGCCACAGCATATTTGTATAGCATATTGAAAAGACTTTTCATTCTGTTCTTTGTGCTGTCACCAACCTGTGCGTTGATAATTGTACCTTCTAAATGCGATACCCTTATGTCACACATTCGCATATTATAAAGACCGTTACAATGACCGTATGCCGCCTTAACCGTTCGAATACTGGACGGATTGGAGAGGGTAGGAAAGTAGCTCTCACTCCATTTTTCATATACTTCAGAAAACGTGATATTGTCGGCATTTATATCATAGGGATTTTTATTGTATTCGGCCAATGCAATCATAGCTTCTTCCCTGGTTGTATAATATCCAATTGTGAAGCGAATTTGTTTGCTTCTTCTAGTGACCGGATCAAAAACCCATTTGTCTGTCTTTACTGCCCGGAATGGCTTGGAGCGTTTTCCGGATAACTTGACAATAGAGCCGTAGCCATTAGGTAATTTTGTGGGTTTACCATTGCGTACGCGTGGCTTTGTGCTACTGGGTGTATTCATGGGATAGCCACAATTCGGACATGAAACTGCTTTGTCTGATACATCATGCGCACATTCGGGGCATTTTAATAGAGCCATTTATTCATCACTTCCTTGTTGCAAATATTATTTTTATGATTCGGTTGTGTATTATTGCTTTTTCTCCCAGTATTCCTTTATTTTGTCTAATTCTCTAAAAATATTATCTTTTGAATATGAGCAAAATATTTTATCGATTTCCACAACATAACGCTCCGTAGTATCTTCGGAGTTTACAATATGTATATTTTTATTATTAGTTCCGCTCCCTGATTTACTATTTATTGCTTCTTTGTTTTGAATAGTATAATATTCGTTGCCTTTTATTAAAGTATCTCCGTTTTCAATATCTATCCAATTTTTCCCATCACATATTCTAATTCGATCTTGCAATTCCCTTTTGAATTTTCCGGCTGAAAGATATTGTTTTATATAATGAAATATAGACCAAGAAGGAAGATAGCCTTTATCTGTTGCTTTTTTTTGGCGTTCAAGTTGATGCTCCAATAAAATATTTATTATCTCTGTATCATTTCCTAATGCGGGGAGAAGTTTATTATGTTGATCAAGTTCTTTTTTCCAAATGATAAGCATTTCAATAGCATCATTTGAAAGTCCTGTGGTATTTTCTATCATTTCTAAGTTTTCATTGCCTCTGTATTTTACAGAAGTGAAACCGAGTAAATAATCAGCAGTTGTATTAAAACGTAATCGGTATGCCTTCATCTCAAAATTTGATACATTTCTTTTATCTGTTTCAATTTTCCGTATTGCTTCATATTTAAGAGTAGAACAGTAGTATGCTTTTGTGTCATCTTGAAATTCCTTTGCAAGTTGTTTTTGCGATAATCTATACCCATTAGGTAAAAATTCAAAATCTTCTCTTAGCTTTTTGTATGGGTTTTCGTACATATAAAAGATACACTCCTTAAAAGTTCTAAAAATAGAACAAAACTATAAAAGTTCTTATTTTTTATATTTTTGGCACAAAACAACAACATTTTTTGGAGTTGTGTTAATATGTGCTTGTAACAGAACAAAACTATAAAAGTTCTGAAATTAGAATACCACTTGCAAGGGTAAAAGTCAACAACAACATAGAAAGTAGAGGTTTTTATTATGTGTAATAAAGATATTAGGGAATATGCAAAGCTGAAAAAAGTAAAATTATGGCAAATTGCTAATGCATTAAACATTACAGATGGAAATTTTAGCAGAAAATTGAGATATGAGTTTTCGGATGAAAAAAAAGCTGAGATTCTTGGAATTATTGATGAATTAGCTGCAGAATAGGCGGTGAAGCTATGGCAGAGATTCAAAGAGGTGTAATCCCTGTTGCAATAGCAGCGAGGGTTTTAAAAATGGATTGCCAAACATTACGGCTGTTGCTCCAAAATAAAATGGTTGATTTTGGAATTGCCTATAAGAGACCGGGGTCGAAACAATATAGCTATATTATATTTGCAGAACCTTTTTGTAAGTTGACTGGCTATAAGATGCCCGAGAAAGTTGAGGTATAAAGATATGAAGATAACGAGAGTGCAGCTAAAACTGTTACAGAAAAGGGCACAATTACATAATTTGAACAGTGATAATTTTATCGGATGCGATTTGAGTAATGAAATGTTTACTATGACATTTGCAGTCGCAGAGGAGAAAATACAGGATTTGTCAATTGTTTTTCACAAGCATCGTAATCCGGAAATTTATATATCAGAACCATATTCACACGGGAATGCGGAAATTGAGGTGTAAAGAATGGAGATGCAGAAGTTAAAAGATATGCAGGCAACTTTAATGTCGGAACGTGGGAAGTTGTTCGACCTGCAAGCCGGGTGTGAGGGGAACAGTAAGGAATGGCATGATTACGAATGCCAGATGCAGGCACTTGATGAACAATGTGATGAGATTCGACACGCTTTGATGGAAATGGGGTGTTGCGTGTGACAGGTACGGAGATTTATGAGAATAATTTACAACATTTTCAGGTTACGAAGCGATACAGTGATAAAGCGCAATGTAAATGCCCGGCACATGATGACAGGCAAGCGTCGTTGACGATTACCAAAGGTGAAAAATGTACGTTATTTCGATGCCATGCCGGTTGTACTCTTGACAATATCTTATCGGCAGCAGGACTCGAAAAGAAAGATACATTTTATGATTCGGAGATTCCAAAACAAAGCACTTGGCGATTTTATGTTGAGAGCAGAGAAAAGCGTAAAATTGAGGCTGTTTATAATTACGTTTCTTGTAACGATTCTTATGCTTATACTAAGATTCGCTTAAGTGGTAAGAAATTCATATATGGAATATTGGCGAATGATCGCTTTACATATGGATTACCAAGAAATACACCAAGAAAATCTTTTAAGGCGATATACGGTAACATTAAAGCCATAAACAAAGCGGTAGCTGACGATATGCCTGTATTTATCGTGGAGGGTGAAAAAGATACTAATGCGTTGAACAGACGCGGTTATGCGGCATTTTGTTGCGGTGGGGCGAATGATTGGAATTCTGAAATCGCCGGTATTGTGCGAAATGCAAATGTGATCATTTTAGCTGATAATGACGATGCCGGTGTGAGTTCGGCTAATGCTATATTGCATGATGTGCAGAATGTGGCAAAGAGCGCAAGGATAATTGTTCCTATGCCAGACATCCCTAAAGCAGATATATCGGATTATTTTCAAGCAGGGCATAGTAAACAGGAATTTGAACAGATGATAAATTCCGTTACAGAAAAACGGGCGGATGTTGTGAGCCAAAAGGGGAAATCACTGGAAACCATTCTTAAGGAGATGCACGCCGAGCAATATGAAACAACAGACAAAGGTTTTGGCCGATTATTTGCTGAAGTTTTTAAGAATCAACATCGATACAATCCGTCAAGAAAAGATTTTATGAGATATGACGGCAAACGCTGGGTTGATGATATTGAGGGATTGAGCGCCCGGAAGTCTGGCAAATTGCTGTCAGATGCACTTGTCCGGTATGCGGTGAATGTTGATGCAGACGGAAAATATTTAAAAGCGGTAACTCCGTTATGCAATCTTCGAAACAGAGATGCGATGTTAAAGGACAGCCGGGACATTCATTATTTTACAAATGAACAGTTGGACACCAATGATTATTTACTTAATCTGCAAAATGGAACCCTTGATCTATCAGAAAATGCCACTCGGTTTAGAGAGCATGATCCGGATTTGCTTCTTTCAAAAATTTGCAATGTCGAGTATGATCCGGCAGCAGTGTGTAACGAATGGGAAAAGTTTTTACTTGAAATCATGCAGGGAGATCGTGACAAAATTCGTTACCTCCAGAAGATAGCCGGATTGTCGCTGACTGGAAATACGCAGGAAGAAACATGTTTCATTCTTTATGGAAGCACAACAAGAAATGGAAAATCTACATTTTGTGAAGCCCTGATTTATCTTTTGGGGGATTATGCTCTGACCATGAAGCCGGAAACACTGGCAGTAAAACAGAACCTTGATAGCCGTCAGGCGTCCGGTGATGTGGCGAGGCTGGCCGGATGTCGGTTTGTGAATGCATCAGAACCGCCGAAGCGAATGTTATTTGATACGGCACTATTAAAGTCATTGCTTGGACGTGATTCGATTACAGCAAGACATTTGCATCAGCGTGAATTTGAATTTATCCCTAAGTTTAAGTTAGTCATTAACACGAATTATCTTCCAACAATCACGGATGACACAGTGTTTTCAAGTGGAAGAATCAATGTGATCAGCTTTGACCGGCATTTTGAACCGCATGAACAGGACAAGCATTTGAAAGATCGATTGCGGGAAAAACGGGAATTATCAGGGATTCTTAATTGGTGTATCGAGGGATTGCGGTTGTATCGAAAAGAGGGATTAGAACCACCAGAGGCTGTAAAAAATGCAACAGAGGTATACAGGAGTGATTCTGATAAGATAGGAAGCTTTATTAATGAATGCCTAACAAAATCAGAACGTAACAGTAAGGCGAAAGATATATACGATGTATATGCCAAGTGGTGTGATTCAAATGGATATGGTACAGAGAACAAACAAAATTTTTTCGCGGAATTGAAGAACAAAGGTGTATTTTCAAATTCCGGAACAGTAGAAGGGAAAACAGTCAAGAATATTGTTAAGGGTTATATTGTCAACGATGATTTTATAACGGTTGACGATGATACAAAACTTCCATTTGATTAGTAAATGTGCAAAATGTGCAAATAATATGTAACCCTCTTATAAGAGTTATTTTTTGAATGTCACATGAAAAATGCATATTTTGCACAAATACAGTAAAATCAGTAAATACAGAGATTATTAAAATTAGATTTAATCACATTTTCTTATAACGTTTTTAGAAAGCAGGTGTAGATGATGGACTATTTTTCAATGTATGGGGATGTATGGAAATTTCACAAAAAGTATATTGATGGAGTCAAAACAGATGATACGGCATTTTGGAAAAGCATAGTCGATGAGGCTGATGAATTAACGACCAAGTATGATCGATGCAAATTTATTGTTAATTTAGTTATGACGGAATTGGAAGAATTTGAGAGGATTTATAATGAACAAACAAAGTAAAGAATACAAACAATATATGAAATCTGATGAATGGGAGCAGAAGAGACAGGAACGCATAGCCATTGACCAAGGCTGTGTAATGTGCGGCAGACCTATAGAGAAAATCAAAAGTGTGCAAGTGCATCATGTCACTTATAAAAATTTAGGGAATGAGGATGTTTTGACAGATATATGCACTTTGTGCGGCTCTTGTCACAGAAAGATACATAATTTCTATAATCGCAAGAGGGCGTAAAGGCTAAGTTGGACGGACATAAGTAACATCATAAAAAGATAATGAAAAATAATTAACAGCCAATGACGGCAGAAAGTAGGAAAATATGGCAAGAAATAATTATCCACAAGCCGGACTTGATAATATGGAACCGGCAGCAGTACAACAAATTGTTGCATCACTGAGGGAACTGCATGAATTAGGCAGACCAAAAACGGATGAAGAGGTTGCTAAGCGGATTGATGATTATTTTGATCTTTGCCAGAGATCAAGCATTAGACCGGGAGTGGAATCTCTTTGTATGGCATTGCATATCAGCAGAACAACACTTTTCCGATGGAATAATGGTGAGGATTGCAGTTCATACCGACAAGAATTAATACAATCTGCGAAAGCTTTTATCGGTGCGTTTCTTGAGCAGGCAATGTTAGGAGGAAAGATTTCTCCACCTTCCGGGATCTTCCTTATGAAGAACTGGTTATCGTATAAGGATGCAATTTCTATCGAAGAAGCGGTTCCGCATGAAGAACACAGACATGCGCTTACTGTTGCCGAACTTCCAATTTTAGGAGAAAAGAAATTGTCCAGTAAGGATTTACTGCCAAAATTGAATGAGATGGACATTACACAGAATTAACAACAATGCTTTGATTATGATGTGGCAGAAGCTATAGCTGGATCAGATACACAGATTGCCGGTATCGGGTTATGAAGAAAGGAATGATGAGGTATGAATAAGAAATTACCACAGGCAATGATTGTAGGAAAAGATATCCGTTGTCCTGTATGTGGGCGTAAATGGGGAGAAATTCATGGGGCTGGTGAGATTATTAAGAATTATGAAGTACGTTGCCCACGCAAATATCATGGCACATGCCATTCGTTTGTTGTAAATATTTAATGATTGGAGAGTGATTATATATGTTAAAGGTTGGATTTATTATTCCATTGATTATTATGAATGTACTGCTGCTCATTATTGTGATTGATTTTTGGAAAAATTGCAGGAGTAAGGCGGCAAAAGTTGGATTTGGTATTATGTTAACGGTATATGTTCTTGATATTTTATCACTGATTGGAGGTGCAGTATGTTAGATCGTAGAAAAACACTGTGTAATGGTAAAATCGTTGTTATCAATTTTAAAAAGTTAAACCCGCTCGATTTTGAGCCGGTGCATCATTTAGACGAGAGGAGCATTAAAGACGAACTTGCCCTGTGTGCGCCAGATGGTCGCATTTACATAAATTCAAAGAAGAACGAATCAGGGATTGTTTCAAGTGTGTTTGAACTTCTCATGAAAGAAACCAGGCAAACCTTATTAGAATATCAAGCTTTTATAGGAAAGCAGTACCCAAATATTAAGACATTTGATGATTTTATCACATGGTCAGAGAAAAATAAAGATGGTGAATCCCGTGTACAGGCGTTTACACTTCTTATGATCCCGATTGAGTTACGGCGGCGTGAAATTGAACATTCTTATAACGGGAAGATTGTTGATTTTCCATCATAAGCAATTGCAATGGCCATATTAATCATTGTATAATTTAAAAGAGAGCACAAGATGCCGTAGTACAAGGAAAAATCCGAGGTATTACGGCATTTTTCATTATATATAGATGCCAGATTCCATTGAGAACAGAGCACAAACCCTAAAAGGTGGTGTAGTAAATCAATGGAGTTAGAAAGTTTACAAATACAGATCACATCTGATGCTCATAATGCCACAGCCGCTATTAACAATTTAATAAGTCGGCTCACTTCTTTGAAAACGGCATTGAGTGGATTCAATAACATTTCTTTTGGAAATATCGTGGCCAGTGCTAATAGTGCAAATAGCAGCTTCCGGTCATTAACGACTACGATATCAAATTTATCACAAAATATGAGAACTGCTAAAGGCAGCATGACGGAATTAGGAGGAAGATTATCTGAGATCAGAGTTGATAGTTCTGCGGCATCTTCCATAGAGACTGTTGCTGCAGCAATTCGTAAGCTCGGTAGCAAAACAATAGTGACTGCAACACGAAATTTACCGGAGTTAACGGTTACTTTGAGAAATTTTGCAAAAGAGATAAATGAACTTGGAATTGTAAATTTTGATACAGCCAGTATGACGGGGGTTATCTCATCAATAGCAAAGCTTGGAGGCAAAGCATCTACACAGGCTACAAAGAATCTGCCTACGATTTCTGCACAGTTGCAGAATTTTGTTCGACAGATGAATCAGATAGGCTCGTTTAGCTTTGATATGATCAATCTTTCACAAATGGTTGCCGCCATTGGAAAACTGGGTAGTGTGGCATCTGGAAGAGCAGTAAATAACATTCCTCTGCTTGCAAGGAATCTGAAAGAGTTGTTCGTTACTCTTTCAAGTGCACCAAATGTCAGCGGAAACATCATCCGTATGACGGAAGCTTTGGCAAATCTTTCTACAGGATTGGGCCGGACACGGGGTGCGACCAGCAATGCATCAAGCGGGATGAATTTATTTGGCAAAAATGTCGACAGTGTACGGATCAAGTCGTTTTCTCTTGCGTCTGCAATCGGAAAAGTGTATGCAACGTATTGGACTTTATTCCGAGCATTTAGGCTACTTAGAGATGCAATCGACATATCATCAAGTTTGACAGAGGTTGAGAACGTTGTAAGGCAGACATTCGGTCAGTATGAAAGCCTAATTAACAATTTCGCAAAAACATCAATTGAAAAATTCGGTATGTCCGAATTGTCCGCGAAACAGTTTGCAAGCCGTTTCCAAGCAATGGGAACTGCCCTTGATATTCCACAGGGGAAAATGGCAAAAATGTCCATCCGGTTGACAGAATTAGCCGGAGATATGGCTTCATTCTATGATGTGAGCCAAGAAGATATTGCCAAGAGTCTGCAATCTGTATTTTCCGGTACTACGGCACCTATGCGGCGTTATGGTATCGACTTGACACAGGCAACATTAAAGGAATGGGCATTAAAACAAGGGCTTGATGCGAACATTTCCTCAATGACGCAGGCTCAAAAAGCCATGTTACGTTATCAGTATGTGCTTGCGCATACAACCAATATCACCGGAGACTTTGCCAGAACAGCCGATACGTGGCATAACCAGATAACCATGCTTAAAGAGAACTTCAAAGCACTTGGAGCGGTCGTTGGTAGTGGTTTAATTAATGCATTTAAGCCATTTATCAAGGCACTTAATGCGGTTCTGCAGAAGGTAATTTCTTTTGCGGAAATGGTAACAAATGCTTTAGGTTCTATCTTCGGATGGAAGTATGAAGCAAGCAAAGGGGCAGGAATCAGCGGTCTTGCTGACGATATTGGAAGCGCATCTGACGGCATGGACGATTTAAGTAATGCCGCAGGAAGCGCAGGGAAAAACACGGGCGGTATCGCAAAGAATGCCAAGAAAGCAAAAAAGGAAATCCAACAGGCAACTCGTGCATTTGATGAATTAAAGGTTATTTCAAAGCAGAGCAAAGATAACACTTCCGGTTCTGGGAATAAAGGTTCTGGTTCTGGATCTGGTTCAGGTGCTGGTGGCGGAACCGGTGCTGATGGTGGTTTGGTTCAGACCGACACGATCTTTAAGAAATTCAAAAGCAACATCAAAGACCTTGAAGGACTTGGAGTTGAAATAAGAAAAGCCCTTGTTAAAGCCGTTGGAGGCATTGAGTGGGATAAAATATACGCTAAGGCATCCGGCTTTGGAACAGGACTTGCGGAGTTCCTTAACGGTTTGTTTTCAGAAGATAAAAAGGGAAATAGCGTATTTACCGCAACCGCAGATGTGATTGCAGGAGCGTTGAATACTGCAATATTCGCATCAAAGGGATTTACGGATAAATTTAAGTTTGAAACATTTGGCAAGAATGTGGCGCATGGATTTAACCGTTTCTTTAAAAAGTTTAAATGGAAACAGTGTGCAGAAGCTATCAACGGATGGGTTGATGGTTTTTGGAAGTTTGTCCGAGGATTCTTTGATGATTTGAGTTGGAAAGATATTTTCAATGGATTAAAAACGTTTCTAACGAATTTATCGCCGACTACCATAGCAACGATAATTGGGGCGAGAGCATTTAGCAGACTTGGAAAAAACTTCTATAAGTTAATAAAGAGTGCTATAACAAAGAATCTTGATAAGAAATTAAGTAAAGCGATAACAAAAAAACTAAGTTTGGTAAAATTGGGAGGTGGCATAGCCGGAACCCTTGCAACAGGTTTTGTAATTGCAGCCACAATTACAGTCGCAGTGCAGTTTTCTAAGGACTTTAAAGAATGGATAGACAATATTAAAAAATACGGATGGGTCGAGGGAAGAAAAAAAACTGCCAGAGATAACAAGGCTAATCCATATAATAACGGAAGGGCGATTTCGGATAAAGATGTTGAAAATTATGAAGAAAAAGCGAAAAAGCGTGCAAATGCAAATTCTGCTAATCCGTATAATCCAAATAGCAAGTATTCGGAAAAAGTGGGAAAAATAAAAAATGCCGCAAACCCATATGATGCAAACAGTGTAAAATCCAACAAAACGCTTGAATTCCAAGCTAAAATAAAGACAACAGCATCTGAATTATGGAAGAAACTAAAGTCTGATTGGGATAAGATAAAAAATAAATATGCAGATTTTAAAGCTAGGGTAAAAGATAATGCTAAAGAATGGTGGGAGAATACCAAGGAATACTGGTCTAAAAAAGTAGGTAAGGTAAAAGAATTTACTACAGATGTAAAAGACTCCGCTAAAGAATGGTGGAGTAACACTAAGAAATATTGGGGTAAAAAAGTTGGACAAGTTAAGAAATTTACAACCGCAGTCCAGAATGATGCATCTAAGTGGTGGAGTAACACTAAGAAATATTGGGCAGAGAAAGTAGGTAAGGTAAAAGAATTTACTACAGGCGTTAAAAATAAAGCCGGTGAATGGTGGTCTAATGTTAAAAAATGGTGGGAAAGCACTACGGCAGGAAAAGAGGTAAAGAGATTTACTGTAAACGTCAAGAAAGCCGGTGGAACATGGTGGAAAGATGTAAGCAACGAATGGAAAGAAAAGGTTATCAATGCAGGAAGAACATTGAAAATCGGCATTTCATTTGCCACAAATGCACTAAAGAACCTCTGGTCTAGTGTATCTACATTCTTTAGCGGAAAAACCGTAAATGTAAAAACGAAAGGTTCTACAACAAAGAAAGCTGATGGAGGTGTATTTTCCGGTGGAAGTTGGAAACCGATTAAGAAATACGCAGTCGGTGGATTGCCAAACATGGGGCAGATGTTCGTTGCGAGAGAAGCGGGTCCGGAACTTGTCGGTACGCTTGGCGGTCATACGGCAGTTATGAATAACGATCAGATCGTGCAATCTGTATCAGACGGAGTATATCGAGCAGTGTTGGCGGCAATGAGAGGGCAGAAAACATCATCCGGAAGTCAGCCGGTACAGATTGTGCTTGACGGAAAAGTTATCTTTGATAGCACACGACAAAGTGCACAAGAGTATTTTAATCGTACCGGAATGTCACCATTTCCGGTATAAAATAATGACGTTTGCCCTTGTTTGTGATACAATATATAAAAATCATAGACAAGGGTGCATTATTCACCGGAAAGGGGATACATATGAAAGGGATTAAGAAAATTTTTATGGTTGCGGCATTATCTTTTTCAATGCTGGCAACAAGCGTTTCTGTTCAAAATATTGTCGGAACGCAGGAAACGGTACAGGCGGCAACGATTAAGTTAAATAAGAACAAAATTATTTTGAAAACTGGAGCAAGAACAAAGTTAAAGGTAATGGGGACTAAAAAGAAAGTAAAATGGGGTACAGACAATAAATTTGTTGCTACTGTAGATAAGAGCGGAAATGTACGCGGGCAGAATGCCGGAGAAACATATGTCTATGCTAAAGTGCAGGGAAAAACTCTAAAATGCAAAGTTACAGTTAAAAATTCTTTTGATGAGAAAAAAGCTGAGAAAAATATAAAGAAAACAATATATGAGAGGAATGGATATATTTTTGTTTTTCTAAAAAGTAATTATGAGTTTCCAACTAGCGTAACAGCTGATTGCTATTTTTATGATAGCAATGATAAACCTATAGATACCGGTTATTCATATCTGTTTTGGCTTGAAAAAGGCAGAGAAGGATTATTGAGTTTTCAGTGCCCGGATGATTATTGCTCATATGAAATAAAATACGATTTTTTTCAGTCATTTGCATACACAGGCAATGAATCAGTAATAGATAAATCGGATATTGAATCAAATAGGGTTAGCGATAAGTATTCAGACAAAATATTTGTCACAATAAAAAACAATAGTGATAAGGAAGTATCATATAATGTTCTTATTAAGTATTATGATGAAAGCGGAAATCTTATTTATGCAAGAGATGAAGATATATATAATATAAAGCCAAAGGATAAAGAGGTGGAAGATGTGTATAGTATGATTGATGATTATGCGACGTATACAGTGGAAATTTCGACAGCAACATACAACAAATGATTATAGAAAAAGAGCTGTGGAAATGCATCATATATAAACCAAACTATATTGATGCTTGAAATTCCGTATGGAACGTGTTATAGTAAAACAAAAGAGGAACAATTGCCCACAAGTGGTTGTCCTCATAAACAATGGTTAGAAAAATCCACCCTAGTTACTCGGTCAAAGTTGGGGTGGTTTTTCTATGCTTTAAAACACTATCTGATAAACGTAAATACGAATGTCAGTAATGCAAGAATGAACAGACCAAAGGTCATGAGGTCTTTAAAATCAAATCTCTTGTTCATCAGCACCACCCCCATCCTATGTAAAATAAAATAGAGGTCAGCCACCCTGCAACACAATTGTTCCATGGTTTGTATTTTATCATATCTATGTAAGTATTGCAATCAGGGCAAAATGTTTTGGCGTGTATATTTTAGTATCAAAAGAAACGTTCATAGGAATAGTATTAAAACTCGTTGACAACAACAATAATAAGACATATAATAGCAGTATTAAATCTAACGAACAATAAAATTGATACTAAAGGAAGGCGTATTATGTGTATATATGGGTATTGTAGAATCAGTACAAAGCAGCAGAGTATTGAGAGACAAATTAGAAATATTAAGACCGAATATAATACGGCGGTTATTGTAACGGAAGCTTATAGTGGAACTACGTTGAATCGTCCTGAGTGGAATAAACTATATAAGAAGATAAAGGAAGGAGATACCATCATATTTGATTCAGTGTCTCGAATGAGCAGAAATGCAGACGAAGGATTCTTATTATACGAGGAATTGTATAATAAGGGGATTGAACTTGTGTTTCTTAAAGAACCCCATATTAATACAGCTACATATAAGAAGGCGTTACAGAATAACGTAGCAATGACAGGGACAAACGTCGATTATATTCTTGAAGGAATTAACAAATATTTGATGGCATTAGCAAAGGAACAGATCAAACTCGCGTTTGAGCAGGCGCAGAAAGAAGTGGATGATCTGCACCAGAGAACTAAGGAAGGAATAGCCACGGCACGGCTTAATGGCAAACAGATCGGGCAGAAGCAAGGAGTTAAGCTGATTACGAAGAAATCTATCGAAGCAAAGAAAAAGATCAGAAAATATAGCAAAGACTATGAAGGGCAACTATCAGATGTTGAATGTATGCAGATGATAGGACTTGCAAGGAATACCTATTATAAATATAAGAGAGAAATGAAAGAAGAATAGAGAAAGAATAAGCAGGATCAAAAGTGGTTCTGCTTATTTCTTTGTTTGGGGAGGGGGTCTGACAGAATAAACACAAACTGGCTACTAAGTCGCTCAAATTTGTCTCAAAAAATAAAAAGACATTTATTTTACTTTGATACATTATATTTAAACAAACGCATATATAATAATGAAGAAAGGATAATTCGTTAAGGAAAACTTTGATTATTGGGCATTCGTCATTGATGAAGACGAACTGACTAGATTAAATCTAGGGCGTCAAGGAGAGACGAACTTCATTACCGAGAGTGGCTTATACGCAGTAATTCTTCGGAGTGACAAGCCGAAAGATGTATTTTGCCGGAAGTGATGTTGCAAAAGCGTTAGGTTATGCAATATCTCATAAAGCAGTACAAACTCATTGCAAAGGGGTTCTAAAATGGAACATTCACACAAAGAGCGGAAACAAAGACGTTTTGTTTAGCTGGATGTATGCAAGGCATTGGAAATGTCAAACAGCCGTATTGTTGCTGATAGACTAGACGAGGATGAACGACGTAAGTTAAACTTACCCCGTCAAGGAGAAACTTGGTTTGTTACTGAATCCGGCTTATATGCAGTTATCGTTCGGAGTGACAAGCCGAATGCCAGGAAGTTTCGAAAGTGGGTAACATCCGAGGTTCTTCCATCAATCCGCAAGACTGGCAGTTACAACAAGCCTATGACTACCGCAAGAAAGTTGTATGCATTCTTGGAAATGGATAAAAGTCATTATTCCAGATGGGTGAAAGCAAATATTGTTGATAATGAATTTGCTACTGAAAATGAGGATTATTTTTACTCGCCATCAATGGCGAATGAAAGTAGCAGGGGCAATTTTGCTGATGATTACAAACTCACAGCCCATTTCGCAAAGAACAGATGGAACAGCAAGAAAGGGATTTAATGACAATAAAATAAGAAACTCTTTATTTTAAGGAAAGATTACTTTGTCCGAAATTCGGATGAAGCCAAGGGAAATTTGGTGTGACCGCTTCGAACGATATGTATCTTGTTTATAAAAGGCAAAACATGGTGCATAATGTTAGTACATAGCATACAAGTAGCACACAAATAACTCGGAAAACATACAAAATAAAGGGTTGCAGTATCTGTTGAGGAAGCTGCAAAGGCTGGTAAGTTCTAAGAAACACAGTAAAATCAAGGGCTATCGTGGTTTACAATGTTCCACGGTAACCTTAAATTTTGCCACGTAGGACACAAACGGTAGGACGCAAATTTCCCGCCGGATTTAGATATAAAAAGAGGGTGTCTGGAATACAGACACCCTTAAGCGTTTTATTGTAACGGTTAGGATAATTTTGTTTGATTATGAGCTTGCCTTCTGTGATTTTAGGGCTATCATATGATATAAATAATGCTACTTGTTTTTTAGAACGTGTCGTGTTATAGTTAAGGTAAATAAAAGAGGAACAATTGCCCAC